GATGAAACTAACTTAGTACCAGGCCAAGGCTTAGATATATACCCAGGCAAGGTATTCAGAAGGCAAGCTGGAGCACCAGGGCAAGCTATATTTGGAACTAAATTCCCTAATGTAACCAACGAATGTCTAATGATGTTTGACAAGGCCAGACAACTGACAGATGAAGCTACAGGTATGCCTTCGTACTCACATGGAATGTCAGGAATACAAGGCGTAGGTAGAACTGCTTCCGGCATGAGCATGTTAATGGGAGCAGCAGCACAGAATATTAAGTCTATTGTACGAAATGTAGATGATTATCTCCTAAATCCTTTAGCTAAAGCATTATTCTCTTTTAATATGCAATTTAATTTTGACAAGATATACAGTAAAGGAGTATACGAGATATCTGCAAAGGGTACTGAGAGTCTAATGCGGAATGAAGTAAGATCTCAGCGTTTACTTCAGTTTATGCAGATGACAGCTAATCCTATGATGACTCCATTCGTAAAGTATGATTACATTATCAAGGAAATAGCGGCATCAATGGATCTAGACGAAGGTAAAATACTCAATGATCCAAATGCAGCTAAAAAACAAGCTGTACTAATGGCTGAATTAGCTGCTTTAATGCCTCCACCTCCTCAACAACAGCAACAGGCTCAAATTCCAGTACCTCCAGTAGCAGGAGGTGAACCTCCAGTACCAGAAGAGTCAGGCTTTACAGGTGAAGGAGGAGGATCTGCTCAAGCTGCTGAAGCTGCTGCTCTAGCTGCTCTTCAGCCACAACAACCTAACTAGTTACTAGTAATTAATAATTAATACTCACTATTCAATTATGGCTACATCAACAAAAACTAACCCTTCTTTATGGAAAAGAATAGTTTCCCAAGTAAAGTCAGGTAGTAAAGGTGGAGACTCAGGAGAATGGTCTGGTAGAAAAGCTCAACTGGCAGTTAAGAAATACAAAGATGCTGGTGGAGGTTATAAAGGAAGTAAATCTTCTAAAAACTCTTTATCTAAATGGAGTAAACAAAAGTGGCGTACTTCAGACGGATCTAAATCTGAAGGTAAGAAAAGATACTTACCAGACAAGGCATGGAAATCTTTGTCTAAAGGAGAAAAGTCTGCTGCCAATAGTAGTAAAAAGGCTGGAGACAGTAAGGGTAAGCAGAATGTTCCTTTACCCAAGAAGATTAGTAAAAAAGTAGCTAAGTATCGTAAATAATTGTAGTTTACGATAATCTAACGTACACATCTACTACAGAGGGAGTAGTATTATGAGTGGATTAAAGACACAACAAGACTGGAAAGAATTACTTCCACTAGTTAACAGTGAGTTGTATCCTCTTCTCCAAAGGTATGTAAACTGGAGAATAGAAACTCTGCGTAATCAATTGGAAAATACTAAGGGAGAAGACAACTTTGCTTTAGTGCAAGGTAAGATCATGGAAGCTAGATTATGTGCGGTTCTGAAAGAAAGTGTACTACAAAATACTAGAGAACACAGTAATCCTTACGAGCATAAAAGGTAGTATGATTTTAGAACCTCACTCAGGTATAAAAGATCCTAGAAAAGCACATAGAACAAAAAAGTGCTTTGTTGGAGAAAGATTTGGGAGGTGGGAAGTTTTGCTTCGTGCACCAAACAAAGATCACCACATAGTCTACTGGTGCAAATGCGTGTGTGGATACACTGCCAGAGTAGAAAAAAGGTCGTTGGCTTCTGGACGGAGCAAGTCTTGTGGGTGCTACAAAAGCGAATTAAATTCTAAAGAGTTTAAATATAAATGGGATAATGGACTTCATAAAAACGGCAAATTAATCTCTGAGAGAAAATAAACAGCAAACGTAAACATGAGTAAAAAAAAGATTATAGGAAAAACTTTTCTAGACAGTCTTGTTAATCCTCCAGAATTAAATATTGGATCTGATGACATAGAAGGTCTTGTTCCTCTTACTGCTGATAACATTGATCAAGTTACAGAAGAACTAGATAACCGTTCCAAAGAAGATGATTCTTTTTCTTTTTTACCTATGTTTAGTGAGTACTTTACTCCAATAAAAGGTAAAAAACGTATTGTTCCAAAATCAGATGCAATTGTAAGATTTTCTGACCCAGAGGTATTAGAGGATTTAACTCCTAGAATGGAAAGAGCCACTACATCTGATACTGCGCAAAGCATAATGCCCTCCCCAGGCAAATTTTTTAATCCTGCGTCAATAGGATACAAAGGAGATGAGTTTTCTGAACGATTTAAAAATGCTGGTATAGATGTAGATATGGAATACGGTAATTTTGTGATGATGGGTAGAACTCCAAAAGACGTTACAAACGAGACTTTTCAAAACTTATATGTTTCTCCACGCACAAGCTATAAGTATTCTGAAGGACAAAATAAAGCTGTAGCAAGAGCAAATCCTTACAGTGGCCCTACTTTAACTGTAGAAGAAATGGAGCAAAATTATAAACAAAACACAGGAAAAAAAGGATCAAAGGTACAAACAAATTTGCTTCAACCAGACAAATTTAAAGTTAAATTAGAAAATGGAGATTTTAGAACAGCAGATCACCCAATTGCTGCTGTGCAAGGTAAAAAACAAGCAATTTTTACTAGGCCAGACGGTTCCAAAGGTAAAGGCGACCATTACTATACTTTAGATATGCAGATGGTAGGGCCAGTACGAATGAATCAACTAACAAAAAAAGATAAAAGAAAAAAGAAAACTGGTGAAGTAGTAGAAGAACTTCCTCAACCAAATTTAAAACCTGTTACAGTAGGGGATGTAGTTTTAGGAAATATAATAAGTTATGTTAGAGTAAATGGAAACGAACATCCTTTGTATGACTATATAGAAGTAAACGGTTCCGCTTCTGCTCCAGATAAGATGAAGGAAAATACTCTAGAAAAATTTAATGAGGGTGGGCTAGTAGACTATGTAGGTCAACAGTCTAACAAAGGTAGACGTATCCGTGAAGATGAGGAAGGTAATCTGTACTCAGAAGTAAGTATCACGTTCCAATTAGACAACGGTAAATGGATCAATATAGCTTCTATAGATGCAGAAGGAAAACCAACTAAACAAGCAGACTTAGAAGACTTTGTAAGAAAAAATGGCCCAAAAGATCCAGTTACAGGAGAAAAATTACCTGTATATGATTCTGTAGAAGAAGCTGTAGCTGCAGCAGAAAAAAGAAGTAATAACTTATTGCCAAAAATGGCACATGGCGGATTAATGACAGGAGATATGTCTGACGGATGTGGATGTCCTTCTTGTATGATGAAGAAAATAATGGGAGTAGATATGAGTATGATGAATACGCTGAATATGAGTGACATGGTAGGTACAGATCCTGTTTCAGGTAATGAAATACCACCAGGATCTAACGCAGAAAATGTACGAGATGATCTACCTGTAATGCTTTCGGACGGTGAATACGTCATGCCAGCAGATGCTGTACGATATCATGGACTTAAATTCTTGGACAGTCTCCGTATGGAAGCTAAAGCAGGACTAATGTCTATGATGGATGAAGGCCAGATACAGACTATTGAGGAAGAGGAAGAAGCTCAACAGTATGTAGACAATAAAGACGATGAAGATGATGAAGATGATGAAGAAGCACAGACCTACACAACAGAGGAGGGGAATGAAGTAGAAGAACCAGAAATGGAAGTTACTACAAAACGAATGTCTATGTTTATGCCGTATAAACCTAGTCAAAGCGTTTCTTTTGTTAAATAAATTATAAATTTACAGAGATACTAGATATGGCTAGATACCAGAATCAATATAGAGAAGAATTAGAGGGGGATGAGACTACTTACTCTGAAGATTTAGCACAAGAGCAAGGAGGTTCAGCTAATCCAGCTAATGAAGAAGATACTTTTAAAAAAAGGTATGGTGATCTGCGTAGGCATATGCAGCAGACTGTCAACCAACATCAACAGCAAGTCAATGAACTACAAGGCCAGTTAGATTCTGCTACTAGAAAACAAATTAAGTTTCCTAAGACAGAAGAAGAGATAACTGCATGGGCTGAGAGATATCCTGACGTAGCTAAAATCATAGATACTATAGCTCAGAAAAGAGCACATGAAGTATTTGCTCAGTCAGAACAACAATTTGTAAAGGTTAAAGAACTACAAGTACAAGTAGGAAAAGAAAAAGCTGAGAATGAGTTACGAAGTATTCATCCTGACTTTGATGAGATTAGAGCAGACTCTAATTTTCATGAGTGGGTAACTGAACAACCTCAGAATATTCAAGACTCTTTATATAAAAACCAGACAGATGCTAAAGCTGCTTCCAGAGCAATTGACCTGTATAAAGTAGACACAGGAATCAGTACAGGTAGGGGCAGGAAAAGCAGCATGAAAAATTCTACTAAATCTGCGGCAAGGTCTGTTAATAGGTCTACATCTTCCGCTAATCCTCCTAGTACAAATAGAATGAAATTTTCTGAAAGTATGGTGCAAAGTATGTCCTCAAGAGAATATGAGCAGCATGAGGATGCTATTATGCAGTCTATGAGAGAAGGAACTTTCGATTATGACTTGACAGGATCAGCCCGATAATATATGTGTTTAGTACAAAGTTATATACTTAATTAATTTGTAAATTACTTAGAACCTTCTGCTTTTTCCTCTGCAGTCCCACTTCTAAGTAACTTAGTCAATAGAGATGCAGTTTCTTTTACTTGAAGATTACCTGCAAATCTTAGCCATTTGTGAACCAGACACAAATCTACCTAAGTTACTTTTGTAGCCTCTTCTCAGATCTAGCATTCTCCTTAGTTTCATTTTGAATCAGTCATTACATAATAATAAGGCTAAAGGTCTACATGGCGTTTGCAAAAGCAAGTAGTTACACTAATTTAAACACTGGTAATTTTTCACCAGTAATTTTCTCTCAAAAAGCCCAGAAAGAATTTCGTAAATCTTCTATATGTGAAGATATTACCAATACCGATTACATGGGTGAAATTTCTAATTTTGGTGACAGTGTCCGTATTATCAAAGAACCGGATATCACCATTTCAACTTACGCTAGGGGTACAGACGTAACTGCTGGGATTACGACTCTGACTGATCTAGATTTTACCATGACAATTGATCAAGCTAACTACTACCTTTTCAAAATTGATGACATTGAAGTAGCTCATAGCCATATCAACTTTATGGATCTAGCAACAGACCGTGCAGCTTATAAGTTGCGAGATGCTTTTGATTCAGAGGTACTAGGGTATTTGTCTGGGTATAAGTACGACGGTAGTAAGTGGGTTATTAGAGAAACTGCGGATATTCCAGGTACAAAAGCTAATTCTTCTGCTGGAAATACAGAACTACTAGCTGCTAACAGACTGAACATTACTACTTTCCACTCGTCTGGTGGTGGCGCAGGAAGTACCACTGCTTCACCTACAGTAGATGCTTTGACATCTATTCCCATTAAAGCAGACGGAGGAAGTTCCGCAATTACTTCTCCTCTAGAACTTCTAAATCGTTTTGGACGTTTAATGGATTCAGCTAATGTAGATACAGCAGACCGTTGGTTTGTTGCTGACCCAGTATTCTACGAAATTCTAATGGACGAATCTTCAAAGTTTGTAGACCGTGACTTTGGTGGTGGATCTGAAATTAGGAATGGTCGAGTAGGAGAAGGGTTGATTAGAGGATTTAAAACCTATAAGTCCAATAACTTGCCTTTTAGAGGAACTGGCCCAGCAACTGCTTCAGCAGGTTCTCAGACCAACTTTGGAGTAGTGGTAGCAGGTCATATGTCTGCAGTAAGTACAGCACAACAACTAGCTAAGACAGAAAGTTATCGGTCACATGATACTTTCTCAGATACAGTTAGGGGTATGCAGCTATACGGACGTAAAATACTACGCCCAGAAGCTATTTTTACTGCTCACTATAATCTGTCCTCTTAATGTAAATGTGCTGGAATGTCTTTTTCTGGTAGGGCATTTCAGTACTTGCCCCGTCCTAGTCTACTCCCTCTAGATCTGGACGGGCTTCACTACTGCCAGTCAAACTAAACTGAATTACAATTTAAAGCATAAGAGCAATGTCTGGATCTACTTTTTTACATCTTACAAATCAAGTACTTAGAAGATTAAATGAGGTAGAAATTGCAGAAGCTGCTTTTACTACAGTCTTAGGTGTACAGGCTTTAGCCAAAGACTCTGTACAAAATTCTATTAGGCAAATTAATCAAGCAGAATTTGAATGGCCTTTTAACGCTACAAATGCAGATCAAGTTCTAACTATAGGTCAAGAAGAATACTCTTGGCCTACAAATCTAAAAGTTGCAGACTGGAACAGTTTTCAGATAAAGAAAGACAGTACGTTAGGATCTTCTTTTGTTACTTTAAGATATATGGAAAGGGATGAGTACTACAACAGACACAGAGATATAGACTCTTCTTCAGAAACTACTGGAGTAAGTATTCCTCAATTTGTTTTTCCTAAACACGGTACAGGTTTTGGTGTAACTCCTTCCCCCGATAAAGCCTACACAGTAAACTTTAGGTACTTCCTAATCTCTGATGATTTAGTAAATGACACAGCTAATGGTGCTACTGCTGAGACAAGAATACCTTCTCAATATGATCCTACAATTGTAGAAGGTGCTCTTTACTATATGTATATGTTTAGGGACAATAACGAAGCAGCAGGACTAGCTTTGAGTGTCTTTCAGCAGGGGATAAAAAACATCCAAAGTATCTTGATAAATAAGTATGATCATATTACAGACACTAGAGTTTTAGCTGCAAAAAGAATTTCAGCATCCAGTTATATTTGATGATTAGTACTAATGCCTGACCAAATACAGTCATACAAAGTAATTTGTAACGGAGGATTAAACTCCAATGAAAATCATCTGGATTTATCTGATAATAACCCAGGTGCTGCAACTAGGTTAGTAAACTACGAAGTAAGTCTTTTTGGTGGGTACAGAAGAATAGAAGGATTTACTGAGTATAATGCTGGCNNTAGTGCATCGACCAATTATTCAGAAGTAAAAGGAGCAACAACAACAGCAAGAGGGCCAGTACTCTGTACAGCTTTATACGATGATCCTACTTTAGGAAATATTATTATTGCTGCCAGAAAAGATCCTACAACAGACACATATAGTTTTTATAGATCTGTAGTTAATAACCATTGGGTCAAATATTCTTTAACTACTACAAGAAGTGGTGCAGGTCATGACGTAAATGCTTCCTCTGTTACTCCTCTGACCAGACTAACTACAGACGGAACTACTACAGTAAATAAAGTAAGATTTACTAAATTTAATTTTGGAGACGGTAATAGAATAGTTTTTGTAGACGGAGTTAACCCAGCAATAATTTTTAACGGTACAAGTTGGGAAATAGTACTAAAAAATAATAGTGGAGGTACTAATAGTCCAGGTGGGCCTAATTGTTTAGATAAACCTGCTTTAGTAGATAATTTTGAAAATCATTTATTTTTGTCTGGTGACACTTCAAATTCGGCAGTAGTAGCGTATTCTGCTGCTAGTGATCCACTTCAATTTGATACATCACCTGGAGCAGGACAAGTAGTAGTAGGTTTTGATGTAGTTCAATTTAAACCGTTCCGTACAAATCTATTTATTTTTGGTGATAATGCCATTAAAAAAGCCACACCAGATGTTACTGCAGGGTTTGTAATTGATAATGTAACTGCCAATGTAGGATGTGTAGCCAGAGACAGTGTAGTAGAAATTGGAGGAGATTTAATATTTCTTTCTCCAGACGGATTTAGACCTGTAGCTGGAACAAGTAGAATTGGTGACGTTGAGATAGAGACTATATCTAAAAATATTCAACAGGTCTTAGGAGATTTATCGGTTGCATTTGACTTAACTACTCTGAATGCAGTAGTCATCAGATCTAAATCTCAAGTAAGATTTTTTATTGGGAATGACACTACTACTGTACCTTCTTCTTTTGGAGTTATTGGCGGATTAAGATCTGCAGATCAGAAACTAGGTTGGGAGTTTGGTACTTTGCTAGGCATAAGAGCCTCATGTTGTGACTCTGCGTACATCAAAACTACTACTGCAAGTAGTCTAAATATTACTCAAGAATTAGTGATACATGGAGATTATGACGGTAAAGTTTATCAACAAGAGTCAGGTAAAACATTTAATGGCGAAGATATCTTATCTGTATATTCTACTCCTTATTTTGACTTAGGAGATACAGAGACTAGAAAAGTTTTTAGAAAAGTAAATGCTTTTGTCAGAGCAGAAGGCCCATTGACAATGCAAATGGGACTTACTTATGACTGGGATGATCCTAGAGTTACAAATCCAGCAGCATATTCTCAAGACTCTGCTGGTGCTCCAGTAAAATACGGAGCATTAGGTGTGGATTACGCAGACAGAGCAGATGGAACAATTGATCCAAATTCCAATGTTGTTTATGGTGGTACAGATAAACCAATTATTACTACTTCCATACAAGGAAGTGGCTATGCTGTACAGCTTACTTTTGTTACGCTAGGTGCATTTGATCCTTATTCCATACAAGGAATGGTGTTTGAATTTTCTGTAGCAGGAAGAAGATAATGAAAATAATGAATACAAAAATAAAAGGTAAGTAAAAATGGCTGGATATATAAGAAAGTCTGCCGCAACGATTATTCCTGGTGCTAATATTA